TGCACTGGCTGCGCGCACCTCGGTGTTTATCTCCGCCGACGCCAGCCGTCCGACCCAAAGCGGCAGCCTGCCCGGTCTCGACCCGGCACCGGCGAGTGAGCGTTTCACCCTGACCGAGCGTCAGTCGTTGCTCAACTACGGCATCGCTACCGCGTACTACGAAGGCGGCTACGTGCGCATTCAGCGTTCGATCACCACCTATCAGAAGAACGCCTATGGCCAGGCAGACAATTCCTACCTGGACAGCGAAACCATGCACCAGTCGGCGTTCATCGTGCGTCGTCTACAAAGCGTGATCACCAGCAAATACGGTCGCCACAAACTGGCCTCCGACGGCACCCGTTTCGGCGCCGGCCAGCCGATCGTGACCCCGAGCACTATTCGCGGTGAGCTGATCGCCCAGTACGCCAGGCTCGAACTGGAAGGCCATGTGGAAAACGCCGAGCTGTTCGCCGAGCACTTGATCGTCGAGCGCGACGTGCAGGACCCAAGCCGGGTCAACGTGCTGTTCCCACCGGATTACATCAACGGCCTGCGCGTGTTCGCGCTGCTCAACCAGTTCCGTCTGCAGTACGACGACGCAGCTTGATTGCTGCGCTTTGACTGTAAGAACTGTGTGAATTCGGCCCACCGCGTGTGGGCTTTTTATTTGAAGGGAGAAACACCATGGGTCAACTGATTGCGGGCACCTGCTACGTCAAAGTGGACGGCGCTCAACTGACCATCAACGGCGGCTGCGAAGCGCCCTTGATGGCCGTTAAACGGGAAACCGTCGTACCGGGCTTCTACAAGGAAACCGATATCGCGCCATCGTTCAAAGTGACGGCGCTGCACACCGCAGACTTTCCGCTCAAGCAACTGATCGCAGGCACTGACATGACCGTCACCTGCGAATTCAGCAACGGCAAAGTCTACGTCCTGGCCGGCGCTTACCTGGTGGAAGAACCGGTATCCAAAGGCGATGACGCCACCATCGAACTCAAATTCGAAGGCATCAAGGGGACCTGGCAATGAGCAACGCCGTGAAGCTTCAAGTGGCGATCGAAGCCCACGGCGAGCCCTTGACCGAACTCAACCTGCGCCGTCCGACGGTGCAGGAAGTGCGGGCGATCAAGGCGCTGCCGTACAAGATCGACAAGAGCGAAGAGGTCAGCCTCGACATGGACGTCGCGGCCAAATACATCGCCGTGTGCGCCGGCATCCCGCCGTCGTCGGTCAACCAGCTGGATCTGGCTGACCTCAACGCGCTGAGTTGGGCTGTCGCGAGTTTTTTCATGAGTGCGGCGTCGGCGCCATCACCGACCTGATCGCCGTTGCCTATGACCTGGCCTGGTTCTGGAAGGTTGACCCCGAACAGATGATGGCCAGGCCACTGGATGTGCTCCGCGAATCGCTGGAGCACGCGCAACGGATCAATGCGATGCAGCAGGTGCAGTGATGGCAGACACAGAAACGAAAGAGAAAACGTCGGTGCTGCTCACGGGCATCGACGAACTGTCACCCAAACTCGGCGCCCTTCGGGCAAAAGTCGAAGGCTTCAGGAAAAACCTGGAGCAGATCGGCCTCGGCAAACTGGATATTAGCGGTCTGTTCAAGGGCGGCAGCGTGATCACGCCGTTCGTGGAGGGCATCCAGTCGGCGGCGGCATTCCAGGGCAAGCTGGCCGAGGTCAGCGAGACGGCGAAAACCGTCGACATGCCCGCCGCACCGAAAGCCGCCGCGCAGAATCTCAATGTGTTCAGTGCTTCCATGGAAAAGGTTTCGGCCGCCGTGGATGCCGCGCTGCTGCCGGCGGTCGGCACGCTGGTGGTTGCGCTTGAGCCGATGCTGGCCCAGGTCGGCAGCCTGCTCAACGACAACCCGAAACTGGTCGAAGGATTGGCGGCGGGAGCGATTGCGTTCTCGGCCATGCAAACCGCCGTGACCGGCGCGACCCAGGTATTCGACCTGATGAGCATGGTGCTCAAGACCAGTCCGATCATGCTGATCGCCATGGGCATTGCCGTAGCGGCAGGTTTGATCGTGGCCAACTGGACGCCGATTTCCGCTTTCTTCACAGGGTTATGGGAGGCGGTGAAAAACGCGGCGGCCAATGCCATGGCGTTGTTGCGATCGGTGCTCGACTGGCGACCGCTGGATGCGCTAGCGGGGTTGTGGCAACCGGTCAGTGGATTTTTCTCGGCGATCTGGGACAAGGTCAAAGCGGTCACCGCGCCGGTGATCGACTTCTTCAAGGCGCTGTTCTCGTGGACGCCGTACGGCATGATCCTCGATAACTGGGGGCCGTTGACCGGATTGTTTTCGGCGATCTGGGAATTGCTCAAGGCCTTGAGCGTACCGGTGATGACGTTCCTCAGGGGCCTGTTCGACTTCTCGCCAATGGAGATGATCAACAGTGCCTGGGGCGGTGTCGTCGGTTTCTTCGAGCCGATGTGGGCCAGGCTGCAAGCGGCAGCGCAGATCACCAGCGACGTCCTGCGTACGTTGTTCGATTTCTTTCCGATGGAGATGATCGCCAGTGCCTGGGGCGGTGTCGTCACCTTCTTCGAACCAATCTGGGCCGCGCTGCAAGCGTCGGTGCAACAGGTCAAAGGCTTCTTCACGGGCCTGTTCGAATGGTCGCCACTGGACCAGATCGCGATGTACTGGCAGCCGGTCAGCGAAGTGTTTTCGGCGCTGTGGGGCGTGGTCCAGGCACTGGCCGCGCCGATGCTGGACTTCCTGCACAACCTGTTCGAGTGGAAACCGTTGGAGCAGATCATCAAGCACTGGGGGCCGATCACCGAGTGGTTCGGCGAGTTGTGGCAGAAGCTGCAAACCGTGATCGCGCCGATCAAGGAACTGTTCGACGGTGGCTTCGCCGGCTTGATCGCCAACGTCACCGGCAAAGTCGAAACCCTGACCCAAGCACAGCGTCAGACCAATGCCGAAGGCAAGGGCGAATTGGCACCAGCATTCTTCGGTGCAGGCCCTGCACCAGCGGCCAGCAATGCGTCGCAGGGCTCGTTGCCACAAACCTCCAGCGCCCTGATCCAGCAAAGTGCCGCCAACAACCGCACGCAACTCGAAGGCGGCCTGACCGTGCGCTTCGAAAACGCGCCGGCCGGGCTGCGCACCGATCAACCGCAAACCAATCAACCGGGGCTGTCGCTCAATTCGCGCATCGGCTATCGCTCGTTGTCTCTGGGAGGTTCCAATGAACTGGCGTGACCGTTTGTTGCCGGCATCCTTTCGCGGTGTCGGTTTTTGGGTCGATCAGGCGAAAACCCCGGTCGGCCACAAGGGCCAGTTGCACGAGTATCCGCAACGTGACCAGCCGTTTTTCGAGGGCCTTGGCCAGCAGGCGAAGATCCACGACCTGACGGCATTCATCGTCGGCGCCGATTGCCTGGAGCAGCGCGACAAGCTGCTCAAGGCGTTGGAGCAGGGCAGTGGTGAACTGGTCCATCCGTGGTTGGGGCGGATGCAAGTCAAGGTCGGTGAATGCGACATGACACAGACCCGCCAGGACGGCGGGCTGGTGACTTTCGCCCTGAAGTTCTACCCCGATCAACCGCTGCAATTTCCGACGGCCACGGTCAGCACGCAAAAGCTGCTGCTGTCTTCGGCGGACACGCTGCTGGGCTCGGCGGTGGCGCGCTTCGAACAGGCCATGACCCTGATCAAGGCCGCACGGATCGGCATCGCCAATCTGCGCAACAGCCTGACCGGGGTCTATGAAGTGATCCAGGAACAGCTCAAACCGTTGATCGAGGAGTACCGGCAGATCAGCGAGCTGGTCAAAGCGGTCAAGGAATTGCCCAAGGAAGTGGTGGCGGAATTCAAGGGCTTGCTCGGCGACATTCAGGAACTCAAGGACTTCGCAAAGGAGGGCTATCGCGGCGTGATTGCCAACGTTTCCCAGCAGATCGAAGCCATCCGCAAGGCCGATGCACCGAAGCTCACCACCGGCAAGGACACCACGGCGGCGGCGCAAGCCATGGCCGATCTGGTGCAGGACACGCTGCTGGTGAAAGTGGCGCAATGGGTCGCGTCGATGCCAGTGGCGTCGACGCCGGTGAAACTGACGTCACAGCCGTCGCTGGATCATCAGACGCTGCAGCCGGTCACCCGTCAGGAAGTGCCGGTCACCGACGATTTGCAGTTGCTGCAAAAGGAGTTGAACGAAGCGATCCAACTGGCACTGAACAAGGCCAGCCCCGCGCACTATCAGGCCATCAACGATCTGAAGCAGAAATTGAATGCGCACCTAAAAGCTGTGGCGTCGTCCGGCGTGCGGCTGGTCAGCAAATCTTTTCAAGAGAGCTTGCCTGCCGTCGTTGTGGCCTATCGGCAATTTGCCGATGCCACGCGGGCCACGGAAGTGACTCAGCGCAACGGTGTTGCCCATCCGTTGTTCCTGCCACCGAACGATGTGAAAGTTTCCGGGACGTGAACCATGAACGACATGGATAACCGGGTCACCCTGACCGTCGGCGGCCTGGAATACGGTGGCTGGAAAAGCGTGGAAATCACTGCGGATCTGGAGCGCCAGTTCCGCACCTTTAAACTCAACATCACCTGGCAATGGCCGGGGCAGACGGTGGATAAACGGATCCAGCCCGGTGACGCCTGTGAAGTGCGCATCGGCCAGGATCTGGTGCTGACCGGGTATGTGTTCAAGGCCCCGATCAGTTATGACGGACGGCAGATCAGCCTGAACATCGAAGGCAGTTCCTGCACCCAGGATCTGGTGGATTGCGCCGCGACCAACCGCCCGAATCAATGGCATGAGCAATCGCTGTTGAGCATCGTCGAAGCGTTGGCGATCACCTACAAGGTCTTTGTGGTCAGCGAAATTCCCGAAACCGCCCGGCTCAGCAGTCACACCATTGTGCCGGGGGAAACGGTGTTTCAATCCATCGACCGCTTGCTGACCTTGTTCCGGGTGTTTTCTACCGATGATGCCCAGGGCCGGCTGGTGCTGGCCCGGCCTGGCAGTGGTGGCCGGGCCAGCGATGCGCTGGAGTTGGGCAAAAATATTCTGTCGGCCAACGCGCCAATGGATTACAGCCAGGTGTTCTCCGAATACCGGGTAATCGGCCAGCACAAGGGCACCGACAAGAAGAGCGGGGCAGCGGTCAGCGAGGTTGAATCGGTGTCCGCCGACCTGAGCTACAAACGTCGGCGGGTCACGGTGATCAACGAAGGCATGCAGATCAATCCCGATCTCGCCTTGCAACGGGCCAACTGGGAAGCCGCCACCCGCGTGGGCAAGGCGTTGACCACCACTTACCAGGTGCAAGGCTGGCGCCAGTCGAACGGCGACTTGTGGCGCCACAACACGCTGGTCAGGGTCAAGGATCCGGTACTCGGGTTCGATGACGACATGTTGATCTCGAAGGTGACCTACTCGCTATCGGCGCAAGGCTCGGTCACCACCCTGCAAGTCGCACCGCCGCATACCTTTGACGCCAATCCCGAGCCTCCCAAAAAGGCCTGATCCCGGCACCCGACCCTGTGGGAGCGGGCTTGCCCGCGATGGCGGCGGCACATTCAACATCAAGGTGACTGATACGCCGCTTTCGCAGGCAAGCCAGCTCCCACAAGAGCGGCGGTCGCCTTCAAGGAAAATCCAATGAGCCTACTGACACGCCTCCTGGCGCGCGGCACTGTCGTGCTCGCCAACTCGGCCACCAAGCTTCAATCGCTGCAAATGCGCCTCACCGCCGGCGAAGTGAACGACGACATGGAGCACTTCGAACCCTACGGTTTCACCAGCAATCCGCTGGCCGGCGCCGAAGGTATCGCCACCTTTCTGGGCGGTGATCGCTCTCACGCCATCGTGCTGGTGGTCGCCGACCGTCGCTATCGCCTGCAGTCCCTGGCCGCTGGTGAAGTGGCGATCTACACCGATGAAGGCGACAAAATTCACTTCAAGCGCGGGCGGATCATCGACATCGAAACCGCCACCCTGAACATCCGCGCCAGCAGCGCGGTGAACATCGACACGCCGGCCATCAACCAGACCGGCAAGATCGTCTCCCAGGGCGACCAGATTGCCGGCGGCATCAGCCAGATCAAACACGTGCATGTCGGCGTTCAAGCGGGCAACGGCCAGACCGGCGTACCGGCAGGAGGGCAGTGATGTTCATCAGCCAAAACCTCCACGCCGCACTGACCCGTTCAGTGCTGATCAGCCTGTTCACCTGGCGCCGCGCCGCCGATGACGATGCCCTCGATGACGAAGAACGTTTCGGCTGGTGGGGCGACACTTTTCCTACCGTTGCCGACGACCGCATCGGTTCGCGTCTGTGGCTGTTGCGCCGGGTCAAGCTGACCCGACAAACCCAGATGGACGCCGAGTTCTATGCCCGCGAAGCCCTGCAATGGCTGATCGATGACGGCCATTGCAGCGCCATCGACATCACCAGCGAACGC